AAGGTGATGCTCATTTTTTTGCGTCTGCTCCCCAGCCTTTTTCCACGACGAAAAGAAGTCCTGATTTTATGGACTTTTCCCGATATATTATTTATGATTTGTCTAATTAGTATAATGCATCAAGATCCTTATAATAGTCCAGTTCTGTATAGTTCTTCCAGTTCAATGGATCCTTAAGCAGTTTTTTGACCTCGGCTGTTGCTTCATGAAAATAGAAATTTAAAGCCTTACTAATCTTCTCAATGATTTCCGAGATCTTCTTCAACTGATTCTCTACAAGTTCCTGCTGTTTTACCCATTTCCTGTTTTCGTCTTTCATCTTCTTCATATCACGCATGATGATATCGCCTGCATTCCTTAATAATCTGGACTGCTGCTCATTGATCTTCTGACGTTCCTTACGGAGTTCCTTCTTCTTTTCCTGCATTTCAAGCTTAGCTTCAATGATCTTTTCAAGAGGCATAAGCTCTGATGCCTTCACCCCATAATAGCTGTCTAATGGATACTGACCTGTCACCTTGTATGTATAGAATTCACTTGGAGATAGTGCTGCAAGGGTATCCTGATATCTTTCATTATTATGCATATTGATATAGCCATCGATGAGTCTTCTTACAGTATCTATATCCCCACATCTTGCGATGATGTCAATGACCTCTGTCTTCATGCGCCCAAAGAATGATTCCATAGGGGCGTTGTCCTGACTGTTTCCTCTTCTGGACATTGACTGGATGAAATCATTCTCATTAAGAAGCTGTTTGAACGATGTTGACAGATACTGTGAACCCTGGTCACTGTGGCAGTATACCTCCAGATTTTTGGGGAACTCGTCCTTATGATTCTCCATCATATTATTGAATGCCTTCTGAACAAGAGATACATCCATTCTGCCTGATACATAATGACCTAGTATTTCAGTTGTATAGGCATCCTTGAATGCACACATATAGGCTGGAGTACGGCTATAGCCGTAATGTATATAAGTGATATCGGTAAGGATGACCTGTCTTACTCCCAGCTTGAAATTGCGGTTAACGAGATTAGGCTTTGCCATGCACTCATGATGGTGGGTTGCCTGTCCCTTGTATGCATCCTTTTTGGGAAGCTGTGCAGTTATCTGCATCTTTTTCATGATGCCTGAAGCTCTTGATACGCTGATATTATAATTGAACCTTCTGAACATATGTCGGCGGAAGGTTCGTTTTCCAGGAACGAATCCAAGTGTTTTAATGATCTTCTTGAAGCACTGAATCACATGGCTTTCATCCTGTTTTCTAGCTGCCTGCTTCCCGTCTCTATCCTCCCTGCGTGACACATAATTATAATAGCCCGTACTGCTTACACCAAACATCTTGAAGACTCTGGTGTTGGTATAACCATTCTCTTTTGCCTTTCCTCTGCTTATGTAGTCATAAGCCATGAAGAGCTTGTCCTCCTTTACTTCTTGTCGCTGTAGGATGAGTATATCTCCTCCAGTATGGAAGGCATTTTTTTTTGAAATTCTACGTAATCCTCAAGATATCTGATACGAGCCTCCTGGTATGCAACCTTCTCTTCAAGGCTCATTTCAGGCATCTCCTCAATAGGGATGCTTCCATCATAGTTCTCAGCCTTTGGTTCAAACTCCCCGTTCTTCGCTTTCTGTCTTGCGCGCTTGGCTGCAGACTGAGCACAGTTCTTTCCAAGCTTCTTAGTATCGAAACCTAATGATTCATAAGCCTCTATTGATGTCATTCCACTTTCAAGCTGCTTGTACAGTGCAACATAGAAGTCCTTTGTATAGATGAATGCATCCATATTCTTTGTAAGTTCTGCAACGAACTTATTATCTGAATGTTCAATAACTGCTTTCCTATGCGCAAGTCTCTGCGCCTCTGTCTGCTGCTGCTTGTTTTTCTTTCTTTCCTGAGCCATATAATTCCATATCCTCCTCTGTTAGAACGCCAAGCTCAACTGCACGCTTGAGCGCCTTTTCTCTCGCTTTTTTCATCATTTTATCATACTTTTCCTGTTCGTTTTGAAGATAATCTGAATATTCACTATCAGATAATGAATTAAGATAGTCTTCATATTCAGTTGGTGTCATCTTATTACGTGTCCACTGAGGACGCTCATTATTGTAGTAGTATACATAATTATCTATCATTTCCTTCACTTCTTCTGAAGTTGAACAGCCAGACAGGTCGCATTCGTCCTTCATATGTCCAAAGAAGGATTCCTGGCTTGCATTATCCCAGCAGTTGCCCCTGCGTGACATGGACTGTCTGTATCCCAGTTTCTTAAGCCTGTCCTGAAATAAATCATTAAAATAGAGGGATCCCTGATCAGAATGGAAAATAGCGTCTTCAGCAGGGTCAAGAGTACCTATTGTATCCATAGCTAGATTAAGATCATTGCCTGAAGAGGTAATATGACTCACAACTCGCCCGCTTACTGCATCCTTTACACATGACAGGTATTCAGTTCTGTTCAGCCCGTATTTCAGATAGCTCACATCCGTAAGCAGTATCTCACCTGGCCCTGCCAGACGGAATCCTCTCTTAAGAAGGTTTGGCTTCCTGTTGTTTTTCAATAATTCCCTGTTCGCTTTCAATTCAGTACGCTCCCTGCGGATGGCGCATATGCAGTTGTATTTTCTCATCAGTCTGAGAATCTTGTTTCTTCCAAAATGAACACCACATATATTGGGAAGCATCATATAGATGGTGCGTGTTCCTTTTCTGAATCCCTTATAATCCATGACCTTTTTTATGTATTCAAAATCAATCTCATCCTGTCTTTCCTTCATGCCGTAATTATCATCTGAGAGTATTGAATAATAGGAAGATTTGGATATGCCAACTCTCTTTAGTATGGAACGGATGGAATAGTCATACCTGTCATGAGGAAGATCTCTGATCCATATGCATAATGCCTTCTTCTGTTCAGGGGAAAGGGAAGGAAGAATTTTCCTGATCCTTTCAAAATGCATCATTGACAGTTTTTCTAGTGCTCTCATCCTGTTGTGCTGGATGTGGCATCTGAACTCCTGATCACACTCAATCATCATATTATCAGAATCGCCATTCCAGGATATGAGCTGTTTCTTTATTTTGTTTCGCACTCTGATAGGAAGATCAGAACCATCAATCTCAAATATATCAAGAATCTCATCAACGGGATAACTAATGAATATTGAAGCTTCATCATAGAACTGCTTCTTGAGTGTGAAATGGGCTGCAGTGCATCTCTTGACATATGGATGACCAGAGTATTTCTCTACTGCATCAGCACTTATCTTTTCCTCAGGTTTTTCTCCGTTTTCAAGTTTTCTTTTTAATCCATGTATTCTTTGATAGCCGACTTTTTCAGGGTCAAGACCACGGGATTCAAGCAAGGATTCAATGGACACAGAAGGATATTCTTTATAGGCTTTATTGATGAATTCAGAACTAAAAGTAATTCCTCTACGTCCTTTGACGAATACCCCGGAGTCAACTAGAAATGAATTATCATATAATTCAACTGCATATGGGCTCTGACCAAAAACCTTGTTTTTCCCTTTAGATGGACGTCCGTTATGTTTAAATTTAAAATTAATTGAATATATGAAATCTGCTCCGAGCATTGAACAGTCAAAGCCGTATGATTGAAGTACCTTTCTTATTTGAGTCGTAGATGGCTGCTTGACCCATTCATCATATAAGATGCATCTGAATTCGTAAGTAAACAAAAGGCTGTTTTGTCTTACGAATTTGACATAGGATGATTTAGATAATAACTCAATTTCTTTTTCAGTGAAATTTATTGGTTTTGTCATAGTGAAATTTTAAACAACAAAACAAAAAATGATACCCACAAGGTGGGTATCACAACTGTCAGGTTGTTGTCCTCCTTATGGGTACCATTTTAATTTTCACCCCGTGATTCATAATAACTAAAATATAGGAAACCCCTAGTTATTTTAAATTACCTTTTTTTATTGAAAACAATGAAAGGATACCGGCTGCACCGACACCTAAACAGATTCCTATACCTATATTGTCAAAACAAATACCAAATACGACACCTAAACTGATCATAATAGGTAAATAATATGCTAATTTATCATTGTCTTTTTTCATGAAATCACCTCGACTAGAGTATATCATACCTATGTGAAGATAAGATATTTATTATGGAAATAATGCCTTAAGAATATCTTCTAATCCATTTTTATCAATAGGTTTACAGATAATATCGGCTTGTGCCTTTAATTCATCTACGGCATTACCCATAGCTACACCTATCTGACATAACTGAATCATTTCAATATCATTAAGACCATCACCAAATGCATAGGTATCTTTGATATCTAAACCATAATATTCGAGAACTTTCTTAATACCGATGGCTTTACTCATGGTTGGTGAAAAGAACTCAAATGAATTATCACTGCCATGCTGATCAAAACTGATAGTAGTACCAAACTTACCATCTAAATAGTCGCTTACTTTCTGCTTGTCTTTATTTGTGACATTGGCTTCTATTTTAATGGCACGTTTTAAGACATCATCACGGTCAAAATCCATAGAAAACATCTCTTCCATGCCGAGGTTCTTAAAGAACGTATAAAGCTCTTTATAACGCTTATCAATATAAATATGATGTGCTGTTTCAATCATATAATCACAATTCAGTTCTTCAAGCATATCAACTGTCTGAGTCGCAAGTTCTGTATCCATTCTCTCTTCAAAGATAGATTCACCATCAATCTCGATATAACCACCGTTATATAAGACGTAACCATCAAAACCCAAATCAAGGAACTGCTGGTTAATCATAGCTTTAGGACGACCACTGCAGATAAAAAGCTTATGCCCATCATTTTGAATTCTTTTAAGTTCTCTTTTTACACCTGCAGGTACTTCGTGAACTCCATAAGTGTTATCTACAAGCGTACCATCAATATCAAAAAATAATACTTTCTCTTTCATATGTATCTACTTTACCTCTGGTCTTAATATTTCTACAAATTTAAACTCATTGTTGTCATATGTATAATGAATAATACAGCAATTAGTTAATCCTCCAGAGTTAAAAATAATGGCTGGGTCATTAAATGCACTAAAGAATTGCATAGAAGCACCGGCATGACTTACTGCAAGAACCACTTCATGGTCTTCTTTATTCATGATTTCAGTTAATGTTTTTACAACTCTATGTTGTACTTGCTTGGTTGTTTCGCCACCGTAATGGGGAAATAAGTCATCATATTTAAAATCATCAAAATGAGGATTTAAATCTTCACTTTCTCCTTCAAATAATCCAAAATCTCTTTCCTTAAGACCTTTTACTCTTGTATAAGGTACTTGACCATCTGTTACTATTTCTAATGTATCCGATGCTCTTTCAGCCGTACTAGAGTAGTAATGATCAAAAGAAATATCCTTGATTAACTCTTTTGCAGCTTCTGCCTGCTTAATACCTAGTTCAGTAAGTGGAGAATCACATGATCCCTGAATTCTTCTTCGAACATTAAATAGAGTCTGTCCATGACGCATCATATATAAATGTTTCATAATAATTTTCCTCCTGTATTTATGCGGTTTTTTAGGGGTTTGAAACACTATGAAAGCGTAAACTAGTAACAAATCAGTAACAAGAAAAGCCACTCCTTAAAGTGGCTTCCGCGTGTAGGCTCACTTAGAGTGCTTCAACCGCTAACACAATAAGTATATCACAATATAATAAAAAAGCCGACAAAAGCCGGCTCTCTCATATAAGAAAAATAATAAAGATTTTGGTTTGTTGTAATAGCTGCAGAAAGGAGACGCATATTTACAACAACCTAATTATATGATCATGAGTGCTATTTATCAAGAACCATATGGGACGCTTTCGGAACGCTCATGGAACGCTAGAATTTTATCTTGTTGATCTCTGTCCATAATTTATTTTTTGAGGCATTGGTATAGATATCAAAGGTGATATCATTCAGTTTGTGCCCAAGAACCTTCTTACGTATATAAATATCAATATTGTAAAGCTGACAAAGAGAAGCAAAAGTATCTCTTGTATCATGCATCTTGTGGTTCATGCCCAGCTGATCATTGAGGGCATAGAGTACGGTCATATAAAACCATGTGCGCTTAGAATCAAATAGTCTTTCTTTCCTTACGATTAGTTCATCAATGACATACTGCTTGATTCCTTCATGAATCGGAATGATTCTATTTCTTCCGGCTTCGGTCTTAGAACCGGTAATGATATAACTGATTTTTCTCTCTACTCCATCATCATTGCAAGGCTCATCTATGTGTATCTGTTTTCTATCAAGTGAGAGGAGTTCAGAAAGCCTACACCCGGTATAGATATAAATAAGCAGCACATGCGCTTCTGGAGTATCTAGTTTCTTGAGTTTTTTTATTTCGTCTATAGTAAAGGCTTTATGCATTGTTGACTTAGGAAGGCTCTTTATTTTTATATAAGTAGAATAATCATCGTCTCTACTGATATATTTGTGCATTACTGCATACTCGAAGATTTTGACACAGATATACTTCATATCTCTCTGTACACTTACACCGCTAGACATTTCATCAAATATGTTCTGCATGTCTCTTAATGTGATTATATTGACAGGCATATTTGACAGCCTATCAAGGTGGCTAAAAGCGTTCAGAATATTCTTGTGTCCTTTTTCAGTTCTCTTAATAAAGGTTTCATTGTCTATGATAGTAAAGATTTCTTTGAATGTTGGTACTCTCTTCTGTGTCTTTTCCTGGATTCTGTCATACAGATCAGGGGCAAGGTTTCTAGCCTCCTCGTTTGTTATGCTGCTTGATCTCTTTAATGAGTAGAGGGATAAGGCATTCAATGCTTCTTCACGAGTTGCAAAGGTGCCTATACATATCTGTTTCTTCTTGCCTGTTATTATATCCCTTTCATCGCTCATTACACGAGCACAGAAGGGGTTTCTTCTCTTACCCGATAATTTAACCACGGTACCGCTATTATTCGGTCTGCGTCTAAATCTAGAGTTTCTAGGCATAATATGACACGTCCTTTCAGTTGTGATTTGCCTTAAACGTGCCAATCGTGATATAATTGAGTACGTAAAAGGACTTTATGCGAGGTTTCTTTTATATGAGTGATATTGGCGTATCACTATCAGCATCCTAGTTGGCGCTAGGGTGCTTTTTTTATTTGCTCTTATATTACATCACTTTGGAAAGCGACGGCTCTTCCAATAACCCTAACTTGATTCAACTGCTCACCTGTAAGGATTATATCCTGATACTTTGGATTCTCAGGCTTTAGAATAACTAGATTCTGTTCACGATAATAGAAGAATCTTTTTAGTGTAGCCTCATCATCTATGATTACTACAGCAATCTCTCCATTCTCTACTATGTCAGTTTTCTTCACAAAGACAATATCACCGTCATGGATCCTTGCATTTATCATACTGTCGCCCTGGCACTGTAGACAGAAATCAGCACCAATATCAGTACCAACCATTATATAACTCTCTCTATCTTCATCTGCAAAGATAGGCTCACCACATGCGACTTTTCCAAGAAAAGGTAGTTTTATTTTGTCTAGTTTATAGATATTGTTACAGTTGATTGCTTCTTCTTTGGTTTCTTTTTCCTCAATTAAATCTGACTTACTAACTCCTAGATAATCAGCAATTAATTGTACTTTGTCCATTCTAGGCAATCTAGAACCATTGCACCATGTTGAAATTGTAGATTTGTTAATTTTTAAATCATCAATAATGTCTGTCTGTGTGATTCCCTTGATTCTCATTAATTTATTTAAGTTATCAGCAAAAACAGATTTATACTTGTCATCTGACATGAAATTCACTCCTTTCTATATATAGTATACCACAATAAGAGTAACACAATACACTTTTTGTAGAATATTTTCTACTTTTTGTTGCAATCTACTAAAAGTAGAGTATAATAGTATTTGTAGAAAGGAGGACATATCAGTGAAGAAAAAGCGTAAAAGAAAAAGCAAGCGCGAATTGCATTTGGCCCGCATCGCACTTGCTACATCAATCATCAACCTTATTATTTCAATAATCAACTTGATAAAAGATATTATGAAATAACGGTTGGGGAGAGGTTCTTCCTCTCTCTGATTGATACTAACTTTTTGTTTCGCTGTTGTCAATATATATCAGAGACGAAAGGAGATAATATTATGCAAATTATGTTTGATACATTACAAATTGTACTAAATATCGTAATTATTGTTTGTTTAATTAGCTTATTAAAGAAGTAGGAGGTAATACTGTTGGAAAAAATTAATATCACTTTAGAAGCAGCTAGAGTTAATGCAGGCTACACGCAAGAGCAAGCTGCTTCTAATTTAGGAGTTTCAAGATCTACTATAATTAACTGGGAAAACGGAAAAACCATCCCTGGAATTCCTTCAATGCATAAAATGTCACAATTATACGGAATCCCTTTGGATTGTATTTTTTTACCTTGTTACTCTACTAAAAGTAGAATTAAAATCAAAGAAGGAGAATCAAAAAATGAATGAATTACAAGTATTTAATAATCAAGAGTTTGGCTCAGTAAGAACTCTAACTCTTAATGATGAACCTTGGTTCGTCGGAAAAGATGTGGCAAAGATTCTTGGGTACGTAGACACCAATAAAGCTATTGCGATGCATGTTGATGAAGATGATAAACTCAACGACAAAACAGCGTTGAGTTTAGGACAACGTGGTGGGTGGTTTATCAACGAATCTGGTCTTTACAGTCTTATCCTCTCAAGCAAATTACCAAGCGCCAAGAAGTTCAAACGTTGGGTTACATCTGAGGTGTTGCCAGCATTAAGAAAAACAGGGCAGTACCAAGTGAAGGAGTTAAGTGGCTCTGAATTAATGGCTAAAGCGCTGATTGAAGCGCAAAGTGTTCTAGCTGCTAAGGATAAAGTAATCGAGGAGATGAAGCCAAAGGTTGTATTTGCTGATGCAGTAGCCACTAGCCACACATCAATCTTAGTTGGTGAACTTGCCAAAATCTTAAAGCAGAATGGCATTGAAATGGGTCAGAAGCGTTTATTCGCATGGCTCAGAGAAAAAGGATATCTGATCAAGCGCCAGGGCACTGATTACAACATGCCTACACAGAAGGCTATGGAACTAGGTCTCTTTGAAATCAAGGAAGGCTCTTACGTCAACGGCTCAGGAGTAAATATCACTACTAAGACGCCTAAGGTTACTGGCAAGGGTCAGCAGTATTTCATTAACAAGTTCCTTCAATAGGAGGGTGATCATCATGGATGAATGGAGTATCAGCGTTGAGGAAGTCATGCAGATTACTAAGAAAAGCAGAGACTTCATTCTAAACGCTATAGAGCAAGGTGTAATGCC